CTGCGTTACCAGAAGCCTGCGCCGTTAGTGCCGCACTAATACCCGCATTACCTGAAGCTAAAGCAGTAGTCCCGACAACTAACGCGGCATTACCTGACGCTAGTGCTGTAATACCAGTGCTGATACCTGCATTTCCGCTGGCTTGAGCTGTAGAGGCATTTACAAGCGCAGCATTACCTGAAGCAAGTGCCGTTAAACCTGTACTAATACCAGCGTTACCACTAATTTGAGCTGAACCATCAATTCCTAAAGCACTACCTACGTAAATAAGCCCACTTGGACTAGCTGCTAGTGCAACTACAGTATCGCCAGAAGGTAACTCTGAAAAGAGTCCGCTAACAATAACTAGTGGTTTACGAGCAGCCATGGTTTTAACACTCTAAATTAAGTTTAGCGTCCTTACACCAAAAGAGTTGGAGGTGTAATTTCAACTTCAAGTTCAGTTGTGCTTAAAGCTTTACCTACATTTACTAAAGCTTGATACTGATCTGTTCCGGACGCAGTAATAGAACCAGAAGCAGTTACAAAACGAGTAATTTGACCTGTGTACTTAGATAAAAAGTAGTATTCTCCTGGAACTAAAGAAGTTTCTGCTGTTATATTAGCTGACGATACAGTGACTACATCGTCCACATTGACGCTTACGCCTGATGTAACTCCTGCAGCACCTGCAGTTATGCCTATTGCTCCGTAATTAAAAGCAGCTATCCCGCTCAGGGCGCTAGCAGGAAATACTTGTGTTCCGCTCGCGTAAACAATTGCCCCTTGTATTAAATTAGTTCCTGCTACAAAAACTTGAGTTGAGGAAAGAGAGGTTGTAACTCCCGTACCATTAATAAGCCACACCTCAGTGCCAGCTGGGGTAAAAGAAGTGTATTTACGGTTGAAAAGTGACCTATCCGCCATAACCAGTTAGATGCTTACTTCTAAGTTAATCATACCTCTTCCTACCCAATTCTAAATAGGAGTATTAACAAAAATCGGTTGTTCAATTTCGATGTTGATGCCAGAGCTGGAGACAGCGCGACCTAACGAAACAATATATACAGCTGAGTAAGCAGAAGCATTAACTTCTGTTTGTAAACTAGTGTAAGTAGGTTTTATTACGCCCGAAGTTATAGAGAGAAAAGGAATACTCCCTGCGGTTTGACTTGAAAAAAGATATTGAATGCCATCTTTGTCGACTCTAACAAGATCGCTCGGATTTGCTGAATCTAGCGCAATCCCTACACATTTTGCGTTAGTTAAAGTTGTAGCTGATGAAGGGTAAATAGTTCCCCCTGACCCTACCGTTACGGGCTGGCCTGCAGTTATAGAAGTTAAAGCCTTGAAACTTACTAGCGCCATTTTTAAAACTCATTTACATAAATTTTAGCCTTTACCTTGGCCTCGTGATTTTTTACGCCCATGATTTGGTTTGGAGTGAAGGCCATCACCCTGCTTAGTCCGCTTAGGTTTGGACTCAATTTTATTATTTGTAGACTTGGTTGACACAGTTAAGCAGCGGTTGGTAAATGAATAATACTATTAAACCCACGCTGTGCCATTCCATACTTTTAGAACGCTTGTACCGCTGTCATACCACAAACTGCCCTCTTGACTCGGGGCGGGAGAAGCAACCCCATAAGCTGCGTTTCGAATGGATCCCGTTTCGTACCAACCGGAGCTCGTCGCGTCATAAACAAATAAATTACCTAAAAGTTGGTTAAACCATAAGGTTCCATCTCTTGGAGGTGCGTTTAAACCGGCACCGGATGGAGGTACCTCTGATTTAACCGCAACAGCTTCAGAGTTGGTTTGATACCAACCATCTGCAGAAACTCCTGTTCCGCTTGCATATATAAATAAGCGCCCTTCATTAGTGTCGAACCAGAGAGCCCCTGGGCTATAACCAGAACCAGGTGCGCCAGAAATAGTAGTAGGACTCGTAACTAAACCAGAAATAACAACTTGACTTCCGCTATAAGTAACGCTTGTGCTCCCTTGTCCGACAACCCCAATGTTTACTACAGAGGAGCCCCCACTCGCCGTTATGTATACCCCAGAACCCCCGACAATACCCGATACAACAGCTGAGGCCTGTGTAGAAATGCCTGAAATAGTTAAATTTAAATCTTCTAAGACTTGGACGACCCCGTCAAAGTTAGCGGCATAACCGCTAGGGTCTAACATAAAGCTTACAGTTCCCACACCGCTTACCGTGTAAATAATATCTGTTACAGACTCAATTATACCTCGAAAATTCGCCTCGTGAAGACCTTTTCTGGAAGGGTAGTGTATACACGCTGCCATCGTATATTTACCCGAGAATTACCTTAGTTTAGACACTACCTGAGCATTCTAAGGTTTTTATTTTTTTTACGCTCCCTTAACTAGGAAAATTTTTTAAATTTAATTACTATGTGTTTACTTTTGCTAATTCTTGAAGTTTATACTTAGAGGAAACACGTTTAATGCAGTCAACACTGCAGCCTAAAGTTTCTGCTATTTTGCTGCAAGAATCCCCCAGCTTGATTAGAGAGCAAATAGTCTCGATCTGACGAGGACTGATACGTCGACTTAGGACTTTTTGTTGTATCTGTGCATATTGTTCTGGGGAGCTGTAACTTTTAAAAATCTGACGAACACGTTCTCGTGTTACCCCGTAATGCTTACCTATCTGCTCGTACGAGTTTCCTCCTAAGTACATTTTGTACATATCTGCAAATCTTTCTCTTAACTCAGCTTTTGTTTTTTGGGTGCCCATACTAAAATGAACTAGGTTCCCAGAATACTACCAATTGTTGTCCCGTTTGTCTAGTTCTCTGTGTTTATACCCATTTTCAGCCAGCTGCCAGGCAGGTATGTTTAAAAGTGCAGCTTTTTTTCGGCATTCTTGCCAGTACTCTGTTTCTAGTTTTTCCTTAGTTACAGGTTGTACAGTAACCATTTGACAGGAAAAGAGAGTTTAATGCTCTTATAATAACAGACATAACAACAAAATTCTATAATTCTGAGGGTCCACAAGGTCTGTCCCCCGTTTTTTAAAGAAAAAAGTTTGTTGGCTCGAGGACTTAACAAAAAATTCTAAAAATTAAATCTTATAAATATATAAAAAATAAAGTTATATACTACTATAAATAAAAACGAAAATTTTCGTCTTCTTCTAAGCGGTTTTAGACGCATGAGACACGCAAAACTTGTTAAATAACCCTTTAAAACAGAAAAAAGGTTTTACCAGCAAGGCAGTCCGTGCTAGTTTTGTGCGAGCTCTAGTTTAAATAAAAACATTCTGTGTCCGATCCGACCTTACTTTCTGTCTTCGGCTTAGTCGTCCAGACGCCTATATCCGACCAAAAAACCCAAGGCCTTCCCTTAAAAACGTATAAATTGGATTCTTACAGGGTCGAAGACTTCGGGTTCCTTAGCAGACTTACTTGCTCTTGCCAAAGAAGTTCCCCCACGCTTGTCGTCACAAGGGATCTCACACGCTCGCATCCGGTCGCTGGCCGCTTTGCTTGCCTTGTTTGCTTAAAAGAGGACCGTGAAGCCAAAAGTGCTTCCGAGAGAGTTGCTGCTTGGTTAGCGCAAAACAAACCAAGTCTTAACCAGGAGGAGCACTTACTTCTACCTAAGCAGTTTCAGCGGCTGGTTGACACGGATGGGATTATTATGAGGCCAAGGAGATTTGTTTACTCTAAATTCTATGGAGTTCAGCTGCAGACCAAGGATAAAGTTCTTCCCACTTGTAAGTGTGAGGTCTGTGTAAATCCATATCACATGATGCGTACACTAAGTCCCGCTAGCAAAGTGACTCCACAGATGAAAAATGACGTGTTTTTATGGCTGAACAAAAAAATGTCCAACAAATCCATTCAACTGTTGTTGGAGACAAAGTATTGCCGCACAATTTCGCTAAGAACAATCACGAATTTAAAAAAATCAGTGCTTGCATAAATTATCATTCCGCTTTAATTCATCTGTTATTATGTGACCAACCTTTATCCCTAAAAGAAATCCTTAACGAGCTGGGTACATCAAAACAAAATACTTTAAGGAGTTTAAAACAACTTATTAAGTACAATTTGGTTATCCGAGTCAATTTTGAGTCACACGTTCTGTATGTGCTCAACGGTGAATACAGTCCACTAATCCTTTCTTTTTTAGTCCCATGGTCAGTGACGTAGAGCAGAAAACATGCCTCTGGGCTCAGGAATATGTTATTGAAAACCTTCCTCCTTGGATTTATTCAGATTCAGAAGAACCAAAAAATTTAAAAGAGTGTAAAGCTAAAATTTCCGCTCTTAACTACACAATTCGGGATATCGAACTGCAAATAGAAATAAGGGAGCTGGAACTAAAAACAGGCAGCAGCAGACATCAATCAAATTTTGACTATGAAAAATGGAAGACCCAGGCTTTAAAAGCTAAACAAACGCACACATATATGTTAAACGCATATACTTACTGGTTTATATTGAATGAAACAGAAAAAGAGTTAAACCCTGAAGGTAAATTAAAAAAAGTTGTTGAACTTTTAATCCACGAGCCTGTTGATTTTATTGAGCAACTAGAATTAATTTTAAAATCAATTTAAAAATGTGTCTAAGAAACAAAGATCATATAAAAACAGAAACAGTTTGTGCGGAGTGTTATAAAAATATTAATGAAAATGCTAGTAAACCTGATTTAAATCAATTGAGTCCTCATTTAAGAGGTCTTTTCTTGCAACTAACGCAACAAAAGACAGATTTTGACAAATGTTGGAGTACTAATTATAAAAACATAAATATAGAAGGTAAAAAATTAAAAATAGAAAATATTTATTATGGTTTTTATAAAGCTGATATCGGTAATTTTTGTTTAAAACGAATTTGTGGCACAATTGGTTGCGTAAACCCAGCTCATTTAAAGTCTAGATTTGAACAACCAAATATAACTAAGACAATAAGGGCAGGTTTTACTCGTAAACCCACAAAAATAGTTGACCTGACAGACTCAGAATGGCTTAAGCAACCTTAAAATTGAGAGGCCGGAACTTGTAAGAATGGTCTTGTTCCGGTATCCTCCAAGGGTACGATCAGTTTTCACCATTTCCTGATCGTGGCAACTGAACTTCGATGCCTGATATCGGGTGCCGAAGCAACCCTTTTTATCTTTTTATATGTTTACCAAAGACGTTTTTGACATTCTTCGAAGTATTGACGCGAGTTTGCAGACCATTGCAAGTTCTAGTTCAGGCAACTCAACTCCGGTGTTTGTGAATCGAAAAGTAATTGCTCTACGACTAGGAGTACAACCTGTAACTATAGATAAACTAGTGTATCAGGGTATAACTTCAGGAGGTTCTTCTGGTTTGATTGAAGGCCGTCATTATTGCAAAATAGATAAGGCGGAAAACAATATCTCTAATTTTCTATTCGATTCGGCTAAAGTGCTAAGCGATGCATGGTCTTCTTTTTCAGGTTATTAAAATGAAAAATTTCAGGGAAAAAGCAGTTAAGCTAGCTGAAAAACTTTTTGGCCCGAGTGAAATTCAAAACAGAGTGGCTTTGAGTGCAATCAAACTCATTGTTGGAGATGTAGTCACTCTTTTTGAAGAATTTCAAAAAACAGAAGGGGCGGGGGCTCTGTTTTTTAATCCCACGCAACCTTCTTTTAGTCGATATATGACGGTTTCTCTTATTAAAACAGATATAATTTTAGCAGAAGAAATAATGGATAAAAATTTAGTTGAATTTTTACGTAAATTGCTGGTTGTTATTGAAAACCAAGAAAAATCAAAAAAACCTGTCGTTGTTTTAGTGGATGAAAAAGGCATGAGCATCCATGTAATCGACATAAATCAAGCAGAAGAAAACCTTAATAAAAAAGCAAATGCCGCTAGCGCAGGTTGATTTTGTTTCTCCCCCAGAGTTAATAGGGATAACAACTTCTTTTTTTAATGGGGAAATAGAACTGGACCCTGCTTCAAGCAAAGAAGCTAATACTTTAGTTTGTGCTACAAGATTTTTTACAAAAGAAGACGATGGTCTTCGTCAAAAGTGGAAAGCTAAATCGTTGTATTTATACCCGCCGCGAGACATGTTGTCTAACGAGGAGCAACCTAAAGATCCTTATTTGTTTAAAAAAAGAAAAAGATTTCATCGTTCTGCGCAGCGAGTATGGTTAGAAACTTGTTTAAGTAAGTATAGAAAAAATGAATTTGAAGAAGCAATAGTTTTTTTAACCTCATCCGAAGTAGCTCTTCTCACAACACAAAAAATAGGGCTAGATCTTCCTCTTTGTGTCGCAAAAGAAAGACCCGAACTGTTTATAGATTCTCCAGGTTTACCTAAATCTATTAAGACAAGATGTTTTGGCTTTATTTACTATTTTCCTTCTTCTATAAATACGGATAAACGAATAAGAGATTTTATTGATCTGTATAGCTCATTTGGGCGAGTTTTTTGTTGAGAAACTCTACAGAAGAGTATTGTTGATCTGGCTCAATGTTGTCCCTTCCGCCAAATCCCACGCCGACGGGTTTGGTTTTCATTTCCTCCGTTTTTCTTTCTCGAGTTGAAATACGGTTGTTCTCCCCTTCGCTACGGCTCCAAATTTTACCGGCTAAACGTATATCTTTTCTGGATTCAAAACGACGTTGATATTTTGTCAGCCCTGCTCTTTCGAAAGATCTTACTTTTCTTTCGTGTGCTAAATTACCTGACCGATCAGACATTGTACTGCATATAAGGCTTATACCTATCTTTATCCATATTTACAGTCATAGGGTTAGAAGCTAAGTTCATAAACTCTGGGTTAAGTAAATTATTAAAATCTTTATCGTTCGCAATTTGTTTAAAAGCGGGTATTGGAGCCACTGCTGCCTCAAACATACGCTGACTTCCTCTCTCACCTAAGCCTTTTAGTGCATTTGCGTACTGAGAGGAAGCGGAACCGATTGCTTGGTTAAAACGCCCTGCAGAGGGAGATGTTAAAATATTTGGATCATAATCTTTTAGGTAACCTGTACCGTAATCCCTTTCCCTCTGAACTCCTTTATTAAATTGATCAATACTACTTACTCTGTACTCAGGAAGTTGTATCCCACTGATTCCACCTAGTTTATTAAGCTCTTGATCTCCTAAAACTCTATAAGCCATTGTTTGATTTTTAAGTTCATTTATTAAAGCTTTAATTTGCGAAATACTTTCGTCAACCTGTTTTTGCGCTACACCCGCACCATAACTTGTTGGTAGGTTACCGAAAGCTTTACCTATTTGCCCTGCAGCAAGACCGCCAAGGCCTTCTCCCACCTTGGTGCCAACCCCTCCAAGTATTTTTCCCAGATCAAAACCTCCAGAACTACTTTGATTAGGAACAAAATTATTAAAATCTCCCCCATAAGCACCTGGGGCAGCCACGCCGAAATCACCAAAACCTCCAGGTCCGCCGAAATCACCGTACGAAAAAGCCATACTACAAAGGTTCACCTCTCTCCAGTCTACGTGCTATTTCATTTTTTATTGTTAAAACTCTAGCGCTAGCTGTTGTTTTTCCTGGATCATAAAAATCAAAAGAATGATGTGGTCCTGTTGTAGAACCTGTAGAACCCATTACTCCTATCTTATATCCAGCGGGTATTTTTTGCCCTGGCTTTAACTGAGGGTTAAGAGCATCGAAGTGCGCCATACGTACGTCATAAGGACCAGTAGGACCAGGAACTCTTAAATCAACGTACGTTCCGTAAAAACGAGGTCCTCCTGGATTTTTTACTAAATCTGTTCTTCTGGGGTCCACTACAACTTTTAATACTTGAGCTTCTTTAAAAGGGGAGACAAGATCTCTCCCCGGAAGTACAAAATCAATTCCTTTACCTCCTGTATCATTACGATCAGTTATTATGGCTCCCTTCAACGCAAGTCCAGAGCCAAAAGGTAGCGAAGAACTCAGACTTGTTGCCGGAAAAGAACCTTGCTTTGATGCCGGCGGGGCTCCCACATCGCCTGCGCCGGAACTAGCTTGAGCTAACCTAGAATTTTTTATTGTATCAACTAAATCTGCAATAAAAGCCATTTCGTTATTTCCTTGATTGCCTGCTAAAGAGCTGAGCAAGGCTCTACGACGAATATCATCCGCTTCTATTTCTCCTTCTACTCCTCCTTCATCTTCCATCATTTCTGCTTTTGCGTTAGCAGAAAGAACTGCACTGTAAGGATCCTTTTGTTCCGTATTTTCACTTAACTTTTTAAACAAAAAACCTAAAGCTTTCTGTTTGAAGTCCGGTGCTTGGGTGGTAGAGGGAGCACTAGGCTGAGTAGAAGGAGGGGCTTGATCTCCTGGAATATTACGTGAAGGGGATGCAGCATATTTTTGTAGTTCTGAAAACTGTTTTACGGGTTGATTGTGAAAACTTTTACCTGCAAGAGTAGGTAAGGAGGCCCACTCAGGAGCTAACTTAGCGACTAACTCTTTTGTAATAGGTTTGTTAGGATCAACGCCACGGCGTCTGATTAACTCGAGAGCAGCAAGATCTTGTGCAGCAGGACTAAAATCAGGGAGCTTTAGTGCCGTAGATACAGCTTTCCATGTATCAGGCATAAATTGATATCTACCTGCAGCGGCACTGGCTATTCCAGGCGCTTTTACAACTTTATCTGGGTGTCTTGTAAGGTCAGAAAAACGCCCTCCTCCGAACAAGATATTATATCCTCCTCTACTTTTATTTCTATCTGTGCCCTCTGCGTAAGCAATCATGTCTAACCATGCTTGCTGTTGCGGAGTAAGAGAAGACATATTTTTTTTAAATTCTTTACTAAGTATAGGAATAAAAGACTAATTTTCTGTTTGATCCAACTCATCAAACAAATCGACACCTGCTTCAACAGCTATGCCAACTCTGTCCATCACAGCCTTAAAAGCACGTTCTCTAAGAATTAGTTTATACACCATTTCCCACATATACTGATCTCTTTCTGCGTTTTTTAAAGCGTAAGCTTTAGTTCTTATCCGAGTCAAAACGAACTCGTCTTCAAGCGTGAGCCCGCAAGACACATTTATGGCGTCTTCTGACTTGCGAGAGTCCATGGCGAGATCGCGGTACATTTAAAGTCTAGCTCTAGCTAAAATTTTCGTTAATTCAGAGGCTTTTATTTTTTGTTAAGCAATCTCTCTAAGCACATAGACTAACACTAACTTTTTACATATACACCATATATTTTTTTAGCTTTTGAAAAAAGTAAATTTTACTAAAAAAAGATCACCAAGCGCGGCAGGACCAGTACCCTGCTGTTAGTTTGCTCTTAGGTTCATCACAGTTATGACGTGCTCTGAAGTTCTTTCTGCGTTCCGGATCATCACTCTTATTTTCCATATTTGCGTCCCCAAAGCGAACTAAACGTACGTTACCATCCTCTTTAGCCGCCACAGCGAACTGTTTTCCTCCTTGCACATCAGTTTTTGGCTTGTTATAACTTTTAAAAACTTCACCTGCTAAGCGGATCATGTGCGTCTCGAGTTTCATTTTAATACTACCATTCAAATAGTAAAAAAATTATTACGCATGAACAGCTCTTGTTGCGTACACAAGAAACGTATGTAATATAAAGCCGTAACTTTTCTCTTGCATACACAATGTCGGAAAGCAAACCCCTTCTTACGATTGCGGAAACCGCCGAACTTTTAAACTGCAGTTCTGGTTTTGTACGCAAAAGGATTGCTTTATCCGAAGCTAGTCAGCCCGGTGGCTGGCCTAAGTTTGTCTACATAAATCTGCAGCCTAATGGAGCAAAATCTTTGTTCCGTGTAAATCGAGCTGCACTCGAAGAGTATCTTCGCACTTCAGCTGCGTCAGCTACAGTGGAGAGTGAAACTGAACCAGCCAGCGCTGAAGCTTGCGTTTTTTGATATGACTTATTCGGACTCTTTCATGGAAAACACAACCCCTCTAATGGAGAATGTTGAGTTAATAGTTCAACAAGAGTCCGAAGTCGAACCAAAACCAACAGTGGAAGAGCTCTCCTCAAAGCTGATTGGTTTGGCTTCGTACACACACCAGATGTACATCCAGTCTCACTTAATTCACTTAAATGTAGAGGGTCCTCTTTTTCTCTCAATCCATGAGTTCCTAAAGGATCAGTACGAACTTCACATAAAGCAGTTTGACTCTCTCTCTGAGCTTGTGAGATCTTTAGACTATTTTATGCCTATGTGTGCAAAAGGCTTACAGCAATGTTGTAAGAACTTTAAAAACGTAAAAACATACGAAATGCGGGATATGCTCACGACTTATTTAAATAACCTAGATAACGGGGGAATGACAGCTAAAGAAGTTTTACACGTGGCAAAAGAAGTAGACGCTCCTGATGTTGAAAACTACCTTGCCGAATACATAGGAGACTCATTTAAATCTGCTTGGTTTTTAAAGGCCACGTTGCGTTGTTAGCCTGTGTAAGCCCACCCGGTAAGGACGCGAACAAAGAGACCACTGGGGGTGGTGCCTGAGCTTTGGACCTGATACACCAAAGACCCTGAGATACTTGTGCCGACCGGAGGTAGTCCGCTTAAGACTATTGAACACCCGGCAACCACGCCTGAAGAAATAATTGAACCCGAAGCAACCAGAGAACCCGAAGCAACTAAGGCAGAAAGAGCATTAGTGGCGGTCCCTGCAGTCGTTGCAGTAGTAGCGCTTGTAGCAGAATCAGCAAAGCCAGCATATACTTTTTGCCAAGCTGACCCTGTCCATACTTTTAAAAAATAATTCCCCCCGTTGGAGTCTGTCCACAGCTCCCCAGCGGAGTTTCCGGCTATACCTACAGGTACAGCGTTTGGGGCAATCGTTCCAAAAGAATTAGGTCCTACTTTAACTATATTGCCGGCTGAGTCCTCAAAATAAACTCCCGGATCAGCAGCGCCAAAAGTTAATGCAAGCTCGCCATTGACAAGAGTGATTCCACTGGGGCGATCGGATGCATTACCAGATCTTTTTTGAAGCAGGGTAACCGGCGTTGAAGTCATTTTAGTAAGTACCTCCGTTTATAAATGTCGGAGGATAGCTGGGGGGAACTAATCCACCGTTAGTATACTGACCCCCATCTAAAACGTTGGTTGAGCTTGTAACAGTAACACCGTTAGCGTAAGTACCACCGTCGTAGACGTCTTGCGGCAAACTTGCAGGGTCTAAGGGATTAAATTGGTCAATAGTGAACAACTGAAAGTTTGTATCCTGTAACTCAGTTATGTCATCAATCTGACCAAAATTTAATGTTTTAGCGATCATATTATACTTATCAGAATATAAGAGATGTTTAGGTAGACCACTAAGAGAAGGGCTGTATCTCTGCCACCAAATAAAATCTTCGTCTCTCTTTAAAAAACTTATTTGTTTTTTTAAATCGACTTCAAAATTTTCACGATAATATTCATTCATAGGCTCATCGTTTGGTTGAGGTAAACGATAAGAAGTAACATCAGACAAATTAAACTTACGTTGCATATCCCAAAACGCAGCGTAGATATGCTTACACCATTTAGGTTGATAATAAAATAAAAATGGATCTGAGTAGAGAGCTGTGTCTGAGTAAGTAGGCACTGTATAAATTTCATTTAAATAAATAAAACCAAAGGTTCGGACGTAACCTGGATAATCACTAGAAGTAGATAAACGTGTAGGAGCGTTGGGACCCGCATCAAAATAACCAGGGTCTATGTTTTGAACTTTGGTGTAAGGATAACGTTGCTTAAGGGATAAGTTATAGAAGTTAAAACCTTCCCTGTTTAGAAAATCTTGACATGAGCACTGAACTCGAATTTCTGTTGTTAGAAACTCTCCTACTAAAGGAGGCCCAGTTGCAGGAACAACAATGGTATTACTATTGACTACAGACCAACTCTGGTTCTCAGCAACAGATAAAAATAAAGTGTTAAAGTCAGGATTAATACTCGGCGGGGTGACTACACCGTTAAGACCCACAGCGACAACTGTGTAGTTGTTATAACCGTAGGTTTTTGCGGTACCATCGGAGTTAAATCTATTAGAAAGCACTTCTCCTGTAAAATACGAAATAGGAGAACCAAACCTTTGACTCAGTACAACAGCATAAGTTGTGTCGTTGTATTGAGTTACAGATTGAATTGAGATACCAAAGTCGAGAAAGTTAAATGTGTCTCGTGGACGAATGCCTACAATATGCATCCGTGTGTCGGCACGTTTAGTCGGATACACAAAAAATATACCGGGAATATACCCTCCAACTCCAGCTGTACCTGAAACGTAATACTTAAATGAGGAATAAACTAAACCACTATAGGCTCCCTGTGTGTACATACTAAGCTCATAGCCTCTTCTCCAACGCACCCACAGAGAAGCGTAATTGTAATCACTTAAAACACTAAAATCTTTTGTATTAACCGCAGGTCGAAAACGACGTTTAAAAGGTAAGGAATTTATAAGTTGATTTTTGTTATCAGAACCAACAACGTGTGAGAGAGGTTTAAAGGACTCTATCGGTCTCTGACCTTTAAAAGAAAAATCATCCGAACCCTTTTTGCGGGCCATTGATCAATAAAAACCTCCTTGTGCCCATATTGTTATACCGGAAGGACTCAAACCTCCACTAATTGCAGAAGGACCATTGCCTAAATAACCTGCGCAAAGAATATAACCTTTTTCTAGGTAAAGTCCCTCCCCTTTGCCTATTTGAATGGGGGTTGTTAAACCTGTATCTCCCACAGCGGGAACAGGAGCATTGACGGCAAATAGTTGAATTTGTTGAGGGTATCCAAAAGTACTACCGCTTAAGCCTACTTCTACCCGGCCAACCATTAGCCCGGCTGAAGTCGAAGGAGCAGCTTGGTTAGGTGCATAAACATATAGACCGATGTCACATGTACGAATCCCACTTATATCTGGGTAATCTTCGTTACTGACAACTGTAATATCTTCCACTAGTGCGGCATCTTCTGAAGGAAGGTCCCCTACACGGACAAGCTGTATTAAATCCGTTAAATTTGGATTTATCGGATTGGCTGTTCCCGTAGCACTAGTAATCCGTGCTCCACGTAAAAAAGGGCGATCTATTAAGCAAGGTTGCTTGTTTGTGCTGGTGCTAGCCAAGTTTTCCTCCTTAACTAAACACTCTTAGAGTGTTAGTTTGCAGTTGAACTGAAACAAGTCTAGTACAGACTGGGTTTACTTGTAAAAACCTCGGTAAAAAAATTAAATAGATTTATTTACAGTAACTAAATTCTTTAAATCTATTTAAGTATATAAACCAGGGAGAATAGGACGAGTTTTGACTAAAGGAGCAACTAAAGAAGCAAATTCTTGGGGGCCAAAAGTACTAAGCATTTCAGGATTTTGTCCTGCCATGCGCATCGAGCTCTCGGGCGACTTTTTAGACGAAGAAAGAAGACTTCTTATTGAACCATAAGGGTCAAAAGAGGTATAGGGGTCTTTTACGCCCCCGTAAAAGTCTGAACTAAAAGAATCAAAGGCTGAATACTTATTAGAAAGGGGATCTTGGCCTGGATAAGGGAACACACGTTGATTTTCAAGAGTAAAATTATTCCCCTCATTAAAATTTAGGGGAGTCCCGTAAGCAAAAGAAGAATCAACTTCAAAAGAGGGGAATGAAAACGACATTAGACTACCTGTAGAGAGCGCCGGGATTAGAAATTTCCATAGGGTAGTAAGGTGTCGTTGCATTCTCCAAATCGTAAGCGCCTTGATCATTCAAACTTGATAAACTTCCTGCCATTCTTGCGTTGCCCACAGCGTTTTTGCTCGTATCGCTACCCATTTGAGTTATAGGAGTAGCTATCTTTTCTCTCTGAGGCATTTGCTGATTAACTAAGCTTTGACTCCTCTTTGTTTTGTTAATAAGCTCATAAGCTAAGTCAGGGTTTGCGTTTGCCCACGCTTGAATGTCCGGAGAAGAATACCTTGGATCAAGACTAGCTAGTTCGCTCATTATTTTATTTTTATTTGCTTGATTGGCGGCATAAACCTCTCTTTGCTGGTAGTAAGCAAGCAAATCCTCTTGGGGTTTAGTCCTTCCAGAAGGTAAACCAGCATTTTGAAGTGCTGCATTTAAAGCTTCGTCCCTCCCTCCGTAACGACGAATTGTAACTGTACCTGCACCTATCTGGCCGGGTAGAGTCGAGTCTCCATAATCAATAAGAGGGTCATCGGCTCTCCCGGTGGGAGGTAGAGTCCCTGGTGGAGTGGGTGGAACAGTCACTGGTGGAGGTGGAGTACCTTGTGGAGCAGGTTCACCTATTCCTTCTTGATCCAGATTATCCTGTGGTCCGGAAGGTCGATTCATTTGACTAATTAATCCTCCCCCTACAAGAGTCCCCAGCAAACCTAAACCAGCAAGTTTCCTAAGATCGACTGTACGTAAACCACCGGCAACATTTCTTACTTCAGAGGGTAAACCTATAACGTCGTCCATTAAAGACCCTCTAGCAGAAGGCTCGGGCATTTGATTTAAAGCCCTACGTTGATATTCTTTTATAAAGTCATCTGTCGAATACCCTGAATACCCTCTAGCATCAGTCGCTGGATTGGAAGCCGCGCGTCGAATGTTTAATATGGGTTTCCGGAGATCGACTGTACGTAAACCGCCGGCAACATTTCTTACTTCAGAGGGTAAACCTATAACGTCGTCCATTAAAGACCCTCTAGCAGAAGGCTCGGGCATTTGACTGAAATCCCTATTTTGATATTCTTTTATAAAGTCATCCGTTGAGAACCCTCTAGCACCAGTCTGGGATGCTGGATTGAGAGCCCTGCGTGGATAATCCGCTACGGGTACATCTATAATGTCATCCATTGAGTACCCTCTAGGACTACTTCCAGGCATTTGACTAAAAGCGCTGCGTTGATACTCAGTCAACTCTCCAGCAGGTGATCTTGTTAGAGCTCCTCCCGGTGTTCTATTCATAAGGGCGCCGGGGGAGGAAGGAAGTCCTCTTCCCATCGAGGCTTCGATATCATCAAGTATACCAAGTCCTCTAGGAGACATTAAGTCTTCTGCAGATATTGGTGTTTTATAATAATCAGATGCTCTCCTTGCAATATCTTGAATTGATTTGTAAGTTCCCGGATCAATGTTGGGAAGCTGTTGGGGTGCGGGTGAAGGGGGGCGAGGAGGATTACTAGGGATAGAAAGCTGTCCTGGTGTTTTACGGGAAGGTCCAAGGTTAACAGGGAGGTTTCTACGTAGTTCATCGTCTCTTATCACATCCACAACGCTTTGCCTCTCCTGAATTGCACGTCGTGCATCTACATCAGCAGGAGATATACGAGGACCATAAGGAGATTGAAATTTTCCTCCGGGTGCTCGAGGAGAAGTAAAAGGAATACGAAGTTGTCCTGGTGCTTGAGGTACTTGTTGACGAATTCCACGTATAAAATCAGAACCAAACTCTGTTACGGCTTGGCGAAGCTGATTAATGTCTCCAAGAATGCGTCCACTTCTTGTCATTAGAAACATCTATAAGTCCTTGAATCACTATAGCTTCTATCTCCAGTTTGAGTAGAAATAAAGCCTATCTGCTCTCGAAACATCAGGAGGTCCAGGGATAGCTTGTATGAATTCGCCCCCACTGCGTTCAAAACGGTACCGAGCAGCGACAGGATCTCGATAATTTGGAATGTATAACATGTGAGCCAATCGATCACACTCATACAAATAATTTTCTCGCCAAATTTTTGCTGTTTCTCTTTTATCTTGAATATTAATGGAGCGACTAACATCTCCTGCAATAAGTTCTTGACGACTAGTTGCTCGACCTGTTGCAAGCTCTGTTAACCTCTCTGCTTCTTCACAACGCTCGACTTGCTGTACTATTTTATCGTAATAGAACTCACTAGGAATACTATTACAAGCTTCCATTAACCGTGCGTAATCGCCTGCAGGTACAGTCGCAATGTTGAATCCTAAATGGTAAGCAACACGACTAAAGTTAAAATCATCTAAACGGTATCCAAAAACCTGCGCAGGGTTTCTGGACAGCTGATTTATAGCTGCATAAACAACTTCACGTTTTGTTGCGTCAGTTGTGTCTGGTTGGAAGACAACCCCTTGTTGAGCTAGATAACTCTGGATCTGCTCAAGCTCTTGTGTAGTTAGTTGAGCCAACTTTCACCGTAAGCGATAAACATATTCTACCGCTTTATCAAATTCTTATTTTTTAAATTTACTCGACATAAGCTACATCACCTTCTAAAACAGAATCCCAATCCACGCGGGAAATTGACTTTAACTGCTCAAGCTTGGTAAAACGCTCTCCGGGTAGAGATTGTTGTAGCTCTTTAATTTCTGTAGCCGTTTTAAGTCCTATTCCTTTAAGTACTTGAGTCAGCAACTGAGGAGTAGCCGAGTTTATATTTACTCGGTTAAACGCTTGTACCTCAGGCTTAACAATTTGACGACCGCGGCGTTGCTTAACCTGTTTTTCATCTACCTTCTCCTCTGTAAAACTTTCAATTACTTGGTCTTTGTGAGCAAAAAAGACTTTACCCGTGGTTAACGAGCGAACCATTTTGTACTCGCCTTCATCGTGTTCTCCTAAAATTTCAATTTTTACTCCATTGGGGGAGTAGGTGAACTCTTTCAGCTGGGTGGCGGTCATGATGTGAAAAGCATCTTGAACAATTTTACATTAAACTCCCAGTAGAGCATACGTCTAAAAATGCCAATTGGCAGATTTGCTGGAAGTATTTTAAAGGTCGTCCCTTTCCTGGGGGACGTCTATAACACGTTTAACGAATACAGAGATCAACGTGACGCAGGTTTTAGTCCTCGTAAAAGTGTTGCCCGTGCTATCCCCGTAGGGGTAACAGGAATGCTTACAAACCTTGTGGATCCTTTTGGGGTGTCGAATGTGGCTCCAGAAGCATTGAGAGCTCTTGCCAAAGCAAGGAGATACGAAGAAGAGAGAGGCCCTGCAAAAAAAGTATTTGGTTCCCCTATTATTTCTGCCAAAGACCCACGGATGCTTATGGGCCCTACTGAAATAGGAGTAGGGCAGTTCTTCGAGGATCCGAAAGCTCTTGAAAACGCTGCTCTTATAGCAGATCGGTTTAATACCGAAGCTTACGCAAGATCATTAGTTGATCGTTTGGACCCACAAACAAGAACTTTACCTACTTCCCTAGATATAAGTGAAAGACTTAGACAATTAAAAGAAAAAATAAACCAGTAATAAAAAACCCCCTCAAAAAGAGGGGGCTTATAAACACACCGAGCTTTTTATTAAGCAGGGACAGTGCTGGTATAGATGCTGGATTCAACAACACCAGCAGGCTGGAGAGCCAAATCACTACGCTCAGGAGCTGAATCAGGAACGAGCCAGCATACTTCGCAGATAGCGAGTGCTTTATCTTTCCCGTTAAGCTTGCCGTTGGTAGCGCGAGGATCATATACGCCAGAAGCTTGGGCGAGACCCGAAGCTACAGCGCCTCCAAGGTTACCCACTGTAAACAACTTATAAGTTGTGTCAGTAGTAACTACGTGCATGTTGGCAGCGTTCCAGGCATTGCTGGAATTGAATGAACCGTTTTCAATACGGCTAGATGCACCAACAACAGTGGCGAAGAAACCACTAGATGAAGGGCTAGCGGTAAGACCAACACTTACAGCAGGACCTAAGCCCAGAGTCGGAGTAGCAGAAGCTCCGCCCACACCGCTAGAAACTACATCACCGCCATCAAGACGGATAGAAGCCCGGTATACATAAGCGCCAGAGGGCACAATAATACCGTTAGTGATGTCGGCCCTAACATCCTTATGGAAATCAGGAGAGGGAATGATAACGTTGCTGTTAACAAACGCAGCATTCGCACCGTTTAAACCCGAAGAATACGCATTAGTGTAGTAATCGAGTTGATTAGTGGTGCCGGCGGCTTGGTATGAAAGGTCAACATAGCCAATGGCTTGTTGAGCAATCCAACCGGGACGAAGCACCACGCCAACGGGTCCACCAATAGGTTGATTGGTGAGAGTCTCGCTGGTACCGTTCTCATTCAGATAAGTAACGGACTTGGTTTCGTGCCAATACCTAAGAACGTTGGTGTAGTTCCCAGGATAGATTTTGGCGATTGAGAGTTGAGCGGGATTAATTGCCATGGTTAGTTATCTCCTCAAGCGTTAAAGGAATAAGCAACCGTGGCGAAATCAGCGTTTAGAAGTTCGAAACCTGCGTACAGGCTCCAAATCATCATGATAAAACGACTGAAATCGTCATTGTTGTTAAGTAGAACCTGGGCGTTGTTACCGCCGATGCCTACTCCAACAGATTGCGGACCAAAGAACATCCCGATTGCTGATTCGTAGGATGTGCTGCTACCACCAATGGTGGCAGTTTGACTTTGAGTCGGCATGTTAGTCGACTCGAAGAAACGAACACCTTCGAATACAAAGCCAGTCGGCATGATCGGCTCACCAGCTACAAAACTAGCTTGGCCGAAACCCTGACCCATGTAGATAGCAGCGTTAGGCTGCATCGCAGACATGAGGGGGTTGATCTGCCCATTACCGGGGTAACGAGCAATCTCGCGGAAGTCACTGTTCTGACGCAAGTGCATCAAGAAGGTAGGATCGCAAACACAGCGATAGAAACCATCTTGATAAGTGGGGACATTACGCTTACGCAGGCTTTTAACCACGCGGAGTAAGTCATCCTTAACGTCGAACTTAGCTTGTTCTGCGTTGGAGTAAGTCAAACTGCCCACGGCTAGGCTGCCGGGGTAGTAGTAACCACCTTGGCTGTCAGAAGACTGACCCTTAGAAACAGCTTTGAGGAGTTCATTAATGAACACCCGATCACGCCAACGGCGATAATCGTCAAGCAGAGTGAGGGAGCCGATTGACTGGTGGAATGCAGTCAGGTTGCCGGTATCGAGTAAGAGGCGCTGCGCGGTAATTAAAGTTTCGCGAGCAATCTTAAAAGTGCTGGCCTGAGTAGGATCACTAGGGTCAGCAGGACCGGTGTACTCGCGAAGAGTCACGAGCACTTTGTCCTTCACGATATTGCGGCTGTTTGCAGTACCAATGGTCTGCTCTGCAGTACGCTCACGTGACTCCTTGCTTCCGGGATTTCCCCAGAACCTGTAACGATCAAGCTGCACAGTCTGGCCTGGTTGCTTACTGAAGTCATGAACAACTACAGGTTCCGCAGCCATCTCTACAACGTACGCAGGATGCGGACGATAGAGCTCAGCACCGAGCAGCTTCGGAAAATCATTGTCGACGAACAAAGCGCCAACCTCCGAAAAACTACATATTAAATATAACTATTTAACAACCTAATAGCACACTGACTGTCGCAATTTTAGCGTTATTAATTTTTCTGGTTACTTGAATTAACAGACGAACTAAAGCTGCGAACTAAAGATCTGACTCCTTCAGGACTTTGATGGTAAATAGATCCGTAATTAGAGACGTACTTAGACGCTTTGCCTCTGTACACAAAACGAATAGCATCGGACATCAAGCCAGGGACTTCACTACGTACAGTCTCAATAAAAGTTTGACAGTAAACAGGAGGGTTATAACTCCAAGAACTTCTGACACCTGAACCTCCAACTGCATGAGTTAACAGTGTAGTAGCATAGCGTTGCTGTAGGGACTGACCACCCGTATAACCGTCCGTAGATGAGTTGCTATCTGGGGTGTTATAAGGGCTGTACTGTTGTGTAGAAGGAGCAGCGCCTCCAAAATAAGTGTACTTTCCGGTATCTCTAACCCCCCATTCAGGGCCATAAGAGGTCTGAACTTTTGTATTAGCAATTGTGGTAACACCTAAAGGCCTATATCCTTCATAAGAGCTGAGAAAAGCACCACTAGGTTGGTAGTCGACAGGCAGATTATTTGTCCAGTACCCAGAAACAGCAGCAGGAACAGCTCGCCACGCTGTTGTACGGTAAACCCCACTATTTGGTGGTCCAGCAACAATTACACCGAGATCGGCACCTAAATCTAAAATCCCTGAACTTACAACTAAAAACCCTTCGTGATCTGGCCCCGACTGAATACGATGGGGGCCTGAGTCGTATTTGTAATTAAAAAGAGGGGTATAAACCACGGGGGGAATTTAGTTACCCTCATTATAAGTTATTTAAAAAAACTAACTTTCAGAAGGTGTCCCAGAGGGTGCTTCAGAAGGTGTTTCAGTAATTTGAGTTTGTTGACCTAAAGTCTGAATGTCCGCACTGATATTATTGATATCCTGAAAATACATTGATCTAAAATCTTGAAGCTCTTTTTTTAAAGCCTCTACCTCTGCATTAACAGGTGAACTGCGTTTCCGACCAATCGGGTTAGGCATTGAAATACACGCTTTTGAACTCAGTGTACTTGTTATCCCGTAATTTGTAAAACCAAAAAACAAAATTATGTTAGTAAAGTTAGTCCGCCTTACGGCTAAGACTTATTAACGTTGTAAGAACCCCCATCATAGATGCTATAGCCCTACTGTCGCTATCGGCACAAGTTGGTTGGGCTTCAATCGCTTTCCCCTCAGGCGTACCAACGTATTTAGCGTACCAAGGCCACGCTGTGGGAAAAACATAAAATCTACAGGCGGCCCATTGAGCAACAGTAAGCAACATAATTGAAGTTGCGGTAGCAAGTATTGAGCGCCAAAGCCAGTTAGGCATGTACTTTTTATAGTTTACCTTCTCACTTAGTATACTTAGCAATAGCTTTTTTACATCCCGAGTATATCTATTTTAAACTCGATAAATAGCCACGTGGTTGACCGGACTAGTGTGCGGGACTACTGAATTTAACAGCCAGCTAAACGTGCACGGGCATTGGAAACAATAAGTCCAACTTTTGTACAAAGCTCAACGCGCCGTAAACTATAATGAGTCGGTTTTCCTATAGTCTCATCCCAGGTCTCAACAAGCTCCCGACACAAATCTTTGTAAGGATCTTTACTTATTTTATTTTCTTTAGGAAAATTTGAATCTCTATCTTCTTCCAAAAGAGTTCCTTGACAAGCTTTAACAAGATCTGTAAGTGAAGTTGTTGTCATAATAATTAAAGGCTTACTCTACGCTCTAAAAGAAAATATAAACTCCCAAAGGCGTTCAAAAGCGTGACCAGCAGGAGCTGAGATATCTGAATCAACAAAGCTAATCGCCTCCTCGTAGTAAGCTAATGACCTATCTAGTATATTTTTTTTAGGAACAGCAAAAATAGCCCCGCTTTTAAATTCGTATTCATTTGGTAAAAAAGAAATAAGACTTAACGTAGAGGCCACAAGGGGTAAACTTTTATCGTACATATTCTCGTCATATAAACAGTCTTTATAAATTTTATGAGAAAAATCCCCTAAATAAGTAAATTTATTTATTTCTAGATTATTAAATTTTTCTACAAAGTTTAGAGAGTGATCAAAAGGGTTACCCTGACAAAAATATGTAAAATCTGCTAATTTGTGATAATTTAAAATTATATGGTGTAAGTACGTGTGCGCTTCTCTTCCAACGTTAGATAACTTAGTTACATTAATAAATTTAGAAGGTAAATCACTTCCTTTGTTATATATTTTTGTTTTATCTACTAAATTGTTTTCGATCACCCAATCAAGATTCTCCTCGTACCTAGCCAAAACAAGTTGCTTTTCCATGTAAAAACCAAATGGACGACTAAGGTTACTCTTTTTAAGCTAAAAAAGAACTTTTTTTACTTTTTTTAATTTTTTCCACTTATTTAAAGCACTTTCTATTACCACGTGCATGTCCATGTATTTATACTCCGCCAGCCGACCCCCAAAATAAAC